GTTTACGGGGGCGGGGATATCACCCTGGATATCAACGGGGCGGCGTTCCTGCTGTCCGGGGTGGACGGGCATATCACGGTTGACAGCGGGAGCATGGAGGTTTACAGGGGCAGTGAGAGCCAGAACAGCAGATTCGGCGGGGCGGAGTTCCCAAGGCTGGAGGCTGGGGAAAATGCTGTCAGCTGGACGGGGAATGTGGAAAAATTAGTGATTGAGCCGGAATGGAGGTGGATTTAATGGCGGAAACATACAACAGGCTGAATCTGGACGTAAACGTCAAGCCTTGCGGCATTGTCACGGCGGTGCAGAAGGACAGCGACAGCCGCTATTTGGATGTGTTTTTATATAACAACGGCGTGCCGGTTGACCTGACGGGGCATGAGGTACGCATTTACATGCGCAAGCCGGAAAACGGCGGGGAGATTTTTAACGGCGGGGAAATCACGGAGCCGGAAAACGGCCGCTGTCAGTTCCTGCTGACGACTGCCGCGCTGGAAAAAACAGGGCATATGCAGACGCAGGTTTCTATATGGAAGGACAACAGGGAGATACTTTCCACACAGATTTTTGAGATTTTTGTCACGGAAAGCCTGCGCACAACGGGCAGCATAGAGGGCAGCAATGAATACGGCGCGCTGGTCGTGCTGTTCCAGAACCTCTACGAAAGCATGGATTTAATGACGGATATGGTACAGAACTTCGGCACGGCGGGGGCAGTCGCTGCAGGGATACCGGCAGGGACGTTCTGGCAGATGCTGGAAGCGGTGTATGCCGTGAATAAGGACGCGCTGGAAAACGCCAGCGTGTCGGAGGTGCTCAACCGGATCGGGCTGACGGGCGATACCGGCGGGAGCCAGACGGAAGGGACGGTGTTTGCAAAGGAAAATGCCATTCTAGAAGTGTTAAAAAATGGTGGCCTGCCGATTGTAAAGAGCATACAGAGAAGTAGTGTATCTACAAGTGATAACTATAAAACAATAACCATATCTAAAGTAAACCCGCTGAAAACGATTGTACTGGTAAATGGCGGCATCAGCTTTAGCGGCGGTGGGAATGCAGGAATGCCTGTTTATGTGGGCGGTCTTACAGAAACCAGTGTTACAATATACGCACCGGCAAATGGAGGTATTACTGCATCTATCCAAGTGGTTGAATTTTACTAAGGAGAGGGGAGCAGAATGTTCAGATACGCACAGGTTAACGAAAACGGCTGTGTCGATGCGGACAGCTATCTTTCCGGCGTTGTGGAGGCGGAAAATATGATACGGCTTGCGCTGGATTTCGATTTGACAAACAAACGCTGGAACGGCACAGGCTGGGAAGAATACGAGCCGGAGCCTGCCCCGCCTCCGCCGCTTTCCGAACAGGAGCAGGTCGCCATTGACACGGCGTTAAACGTGGAATACATTGCCTGCCTGATGGAGGCAAATTTATAATAACGAAAAAGGAGGGATTTACATGATTTACACACTTTTGAAGAACAAAATCACAGGGGGTACATACGACAGGGAGGATTTGAAAAACAAGATGGACACATACCTGCTGTTCGGACGCATCACGGAAGAACAGTATACAGAACTGACGGGGCTGATGGCATGATAACGATACATGAGAAAACGGCGAAAAGTTTTGGCGCGCTGGGGCTGGGGGCATTGCTCCCGGCCTCGTGCTTTGTAACGGAGGAATTGAACGGGGCGTTTGGGCTGGAAATGGAACACCCGTATGATGAAGGCGGGAAGTGGCAGCGCATAGAGCGGGGGCGCATCCTTTACGCACCGACGCCGACAGGCAGACAGCCCTTCCGCATTTACAGCGTCCGCCCGTCCATAGACGGCATCAGCATCAGCGCGCGCCACATCTTTTACGACCTGCTGGACAACCTCTGCGGGAATATCGTCAGTGTCGGCACAGCGGCACAGGCAATGGCGGCGGTACGTGCTGCAATGGCGTATCCGATGCCGTTCTCGTTTTCAACGGACATCACGAAAACCGGAAGGCTGACGGCTTCGCGCGTGAACCCGGTGCAGGCTTTGCTTTCCAACGATGAGAACATGGAGAGCTTTGTCAGGGCGTTCGGCGGGGAGCTGCTGCGCGACCATTTTTCCGTTTCCATGAAAGAAAACATCGGCGCGGACAGGGACGTTGTGATTCGCTACGGCAAGAACCTTGTCGGGCTTGAGGTCAACGAGGACGAAAGCGATGTGCGGACAAGGGTGCTTGCGTATGGGAAAAACGGCATTTTTATCGCGGTGGACAGCCCGTATTTGGCGGAGTATGTCTATCCGAAAATTTTGGTTTTGGAGGACGAAAGCGCGGAGACAACGGCACAGCTCAGACAAAAGGCATTGGAGCTGTTTCGTGAGGACGAAATCGACCTGCCGAAGGTAAATATCAAGGTGGATTTCGTTCCGCTGGCGAAAACCGAGGAATACAGGGATTTCGCTGCGCTGGAGGATGTTCGTCTGGGCGATATGGTGACGGTGATAAATTCCAAAATGGGGTTTTCCAAACGGGCGAAGGTAATTTCGTATGCGTGGGATTGCCTGCGGGAGCAGTATGAGAAGGTAGAGCTGGGCGACTTCCTGCCGACACTGGCGTCGGCTGTTACGAACGGGACGAAAAGCTACAGGGTTGCTGTGGAAGCAGGGCTGGAAGCGAAGAACGCGATTGCAATGCTTTCCGGGCGTATTGCCATTACGGAACAGCATTTTTATGTTGCCGTTGATACGGAAGATTATCTGACCTCGGATCGGCTGTTCCGCTTCGGAGAAGAGGGCCTGCAGTTTACGGAAAGCGGGATAGATGGCGATTGGAGGACGCTCATTTCACCGGACGGAGAGTTTGTATTGACAGAGAAAACATGAGAGCCGCGGAGAGTTTTCCGGAGGTAGGGTAAAGCAAAAAAGGAGGGGATTTTGATGGACGGAGCGATTACAAGGGCGGAGCATGAGGAATTCTGCCGGCGCATCGATGAGGAAAACAGGCGGCAGAACAGGCGTATTGAACTGCTGGAGGAAGGGGAACAGCGCATTGCCACGCTGACGGCTTCGGTGGAGCGGCTGGCAACCAGCATGGAGAGCATGCTCAAGGAACAGGAAAGGCAGGGCAAGCGGCTGGAAACGCTGGAAAGCCGCGACGGGGAGATGTGGCGGAAGGTTGTGGGCCATGTTGTGACATTTGCGGTCGGGGCTGTGCTGGCGTTCCTGTTCGCGCAGGTTGGGATGTAGGAGAGGTGCGGCATGGAAAAGAGGAAGAAACGCAGGTTCCGGACGTTTACCAAACGGGCAGTTATGGTGATTTTGTTCGTTGCCCTGCTGGACTTGCAGCTGTCCTATCTGCTGGCGTTTCTGGGCAGGGAGCAGATAGCCGAAAACCTGTCCAGCGATATCACGAAGGTTATTATCGGGACGATTTTGGGCTATCTGGCAAAGTCGTTCTTTGAAACCAAAGAGGCGGAAAAGGTGAGGTTAGAAGAAGAATGGAGGAATGGGGAATGAAGTTTTTGATTGAAAACTGGTATGTAATCGTGGGCCTGCTGGCGGTACTGGAGTGTGTTATTTATGCAGGATACCGCTTTTTGAAGCTGCCAACGAAGGCACAGGCGGCGAAGGTCAAGGAATGGCTGCTGTGGGCGGTGACGAACGCAGAGAAGGAATTGGGCGGCGGCACTGGCAAGCTGAAACTGTGGCAGGTGTACGACTTGTTTGTGCAACGGTTTCCAGCCGTAGCAATGGCGGTTTCCTTTGATACGTTCAGCCAGTGGGTAGATGAGGCGCTGACGGAGATGCGGAAGATGTTAGTGGGAAATAAGGCGGCGGCGGAACTGGTGAAGGGGGAATGAAAATGCCTAAAATGACAGGCGCGGAACTGGTGGCGTTCGCCCGCTCCAAGATTGGCACGCCTTACGTCTACGGCATGAAGGGGACGGTTATGACGCTGGCAAATTATAACTATCTCAAGGGACAGTATGGGAAAATGGTCTGGGACAGTGACGTAAAAAAGGTCGGGCAGGTCTGTGTGGATTGCTCTGGGCTGATTTCGTGGGGGTGCGGTGTGGTGCTGGGGTCGGCGCAGTGGTTTGAGCGGGCAAACGTGAAGCGTCCCATTTCGACCATTAAAGACGCCCCTCTGGGCACACTGGTGTGGCAGAAGGGGCATATCGGGATTTATAGCGGTATGAAGGGCGGCAAGCCGATGTACATCGCCGCAGATGGGTCGGCGTATGGCGTAAGGGAGGCGCCGGTCAGCCGGAGCGGGTTTACACACTGGCTGCTGGTGGAGGATATTTTTTCTTATGAAATGGAGGCGGAAGAAGTGGTTGAGAAGGATACCATCATCATCAATGGGAAAGAGTACGAGGTCGATATGATACGTAAAGACGGCGTAACGTATATCAAGACAAGGGACTTGGCGCAGGCTGAGGGGATTGAGGTCGGAAGTAAGGGGCGGACGCCGGTGATTTCGACGAATAGGGTATAACCATTATGAAACTGCTTGATACTTTTCATATGTAACAATAA